CATTGAATTCTTCCAGGGTGATATCCATGTTGTGGAATTCCAGGTATGCCTGCACGAACTTGTCGACATTATCCTGCCTATCGGATGCAGTGTCATTGATGGCATCGAGCAGCGGCAGAACCTTTTCGAATGCTCCCATCCGTTCCGTGTTCAGCGGATACTCAATGATCGGAACATATCCAAGCAGGTATTCTTCCTTGAATTCCATCTGCATCGGGTCGGAGATCTTGTAATGGGCATACGGTGTGTAGCAGTCAAAGACCTTGATACCGGCACCGTTCAGCCCCGGCTTCAGGGCAATGGTCACACCCATCAGCGGCTTATGACCGATCTTATTGGAGCGGACAACGAATGTCAGTCTCGGATCCAGTGTATACAGTTCGAACGGTGCGTCATCGGAATAATCGTCATTCTTGAAGAATGTATCCGGCAGCACCATGCGATAACCGACACCGCAGACATGCATCCAGTTCACCAGTTCACGGTCCTTGGCGTCCTTCTCTTCGGAATAAACATATTCATTCAGCCGGGAGATGTCTTCTTCAGATGCCTTCTCGGTCCTTGCGACATACTGCACAGGAGAACCGAGGAAGTAGCCATCCTTGAAATCAACGATCTCGGCAGCGTGGTTTTCGACAATTTTGTTGCAGATGGTATCGTCGATTTCCTTCACTCTGCGGAGAACCGGCTGGTTTCCCTTGTAGTAGTTCCACAGGTAGTCGATCTGCGTCTGGTTGATCATATGCACATTCAGCGCTTCCTGCAGTACAGGGATGATATTGTCATCCGTGATTTCCTCAGCGTCAGTATAAATAACCTTGCGGCCGACATATAACGGATTATATACAGGTGTTTTGTTGCTTTCGGACATAATACCCCCTGTTTTCTCATTTTCAGTGTAGTAAAAACTTACCTTATTAAAAAGACAAAAGTCGATATGGTCAGAACGGACGGTGCATAATCTCAATATTGTTCGATGACCACTTGAATGCCATCATGGATGCTCCGGCAAGAGAGTCCGGCGCGTCATCATGCTTGTTGCCGCCCTGTACCTTGAAGGAATACACGTTCTGCATAAACAGCGAATACTCTTTCGGACGCTTGCCATCCTCAAGGAAGATGAACCTTTCCTTGATATCCGGGGATTGGTCGAAGATCCTCTGTTCCTTGGCTTTGTTGTTCTGTGCCGGGGATGTCGTGATCGTGATGTGGTAATCCCCGCAGCAGTCATTGATCCCTTCGGCATAGTCCTGTGTCATCTTGTTGGCTTCCACCTTCATGACATGGCAGTTGAACCGTTTCGCGGTCTGAACAAGAAGCGGCTGGGTGATGCGCTTGTCCTCATTGGAATACACCACACCGGGGATATAGATATCATTGCCGTACTGGACACAGACAGGACTGGCGACAAAGTCCCCTCCGCCCCATGCCGGGTCCACAAACATGAAGATGCGGTCAGGTTCTTCTTCGGGAAGGACTCCATTGAAGTACCGCATGTCCTTGGCATCAAACACAGTCCCCTGCCGTTCGATGGGTTCCTGCATGTACTGGGCAAGCCATGATGCCATATCGCCGGACCGCTCAAAGGATGCCCGGCGCTGATGGTAATATGCCGTGTTGTATCCCACACCGTAGTCATAATCGAAGTTGCTCTCATCCTTCTCATCCAGGGCCGGAATGGAGATGATCTGAAAACGCCTGTTCGCAAATCTTTCATCATTCATCAGAAGGTCCTGCCGCTTTCCTGCCGGGTCGATGACAGACCACCTTGTACCGATCCACAGGATCTTTGCCTGCTCTTTGGCACGGGTCAGCAGGTTATTGTCGACAGTAGACCATGCTTTCTCCATACGGTCCTTGGATTGGGCCTGCTCGATACCGCCGATGATATCATCCGCAATGAGGATGCCGTCACAGTCACAGGACCCGTTCAGAGTTCCGTCAATGCTTCGACAGGTGATGCTGTGATACCGCTTCTTGCGGTTGAGGTCGATGGTCTCATCCTGTGCATTTGTGAATCCGTTTCCCCTGTTCGGCATTTCCAGGAACGGGAAGATCTTCCGGTACTGGTAGGTGAAGGTGTCGGTGATGACTTCCATGAGACCGGAATAGAATGACTTGGTGATGCCGTCAGAATAGGATGAGTACAGATTCGAGCGTTCAGGGTCTCTGCCCATGATCCACAGAGCAAAAAACATGATCAGTGTGGTCTTGCCGATACGGGGCGGACACGACAGGAAGAGCTCATCCATCTCATCATCGGCGAGAGCCTGCAGCGCATCCACAAAAGGCCGGATGATCTTCTGCCGGGGCGTGTAGAACCGCTGGGAAGGATCCCTGTACCACTCCAGCGCGATGAGGAAATCATTGAATGAGTCCTTTGCCGAGAACAGATATGTCTGAAACAGGAGCCGGTCCAGTTTATCCACCAGTGTGTAGTTGCGCCTGCTGATGGAAGATTGTATCAGCTTCATGATGGCATCCTGCAGAAGTCTGTTTTCTTCAAGAAGTGTCGCTGTGTCATATTCCTGTTTCTGAAGCTCCTTCAGACAGACGTGCCAGTCCTCATAGGGCTGATAGTTCCCTGCTTCAACAGCAAGGGACATTTTTATGTTCTGAATAAGTGCATAAGCGTTCATATCCCCTCCCCATGGCATCCGCGAAAAACAAAAAGGCATACCACCTGAAGAGAGATTTGAAAGGTTAAGGTAAGGTAAAAGGTAAATCTCTTCAGATGGATGCCCTTTGGCATTCAGTATTCAATTGCATCATACCACATCGAAATGAGGTAATTGATCATCGGTGATGAATAAATTGATTGATTCGAAATTGAATCAGTTCAGTTCTTCCCTGTAGCGGTACCATGTTGCCCTGGATATTCCCAGTTCCTTCCATGATACCCCTTTTTTGATCTGCGAAATTTTTTCGGCATCGAGTTTTGAACGGCCGACAGGCCTTCCTGTTTTGAGGGATACCCTCTTTCCGTTCACAATCGGCATGGCTGCGATCCCCTGCGCCTGCCGTTCTTTTATTTTCCGGCGTTCTGTCTCAGCGACATAGGACAGGAGCTTCAGCACGATGTCGGCGATGAGTGTGCCGGTCAGATCATTCCGGTTCCGGGTGTCCAGTATCGGCATGTCGTCCACCACGATGTCAGCGCCGACAGTCTTCGTGATGTATTCCCACTGATGACCGATCTCGTCATAGTTCCTGCCGAGCCGGTCAAGGGAGAGGACCACCACCAGGTCACCGGGCTGCAGTGCAGAGAGCATCTGCTGATATCCAGCCCTGTTGAAGTCCTTGCCGGATTCCTTGTCCTCATAGACCATGTCCGGATGATACTTGTCCACCAGTGTGAGCTGACGGGCAAGGTTCTGATCACGGGACGAGACTCTTGTGTAGAGGTGGGTGGTCATTATTCCACCTCATATGAGTCTTTAGGGGTCGGCGCTGTGTCGGGCATCAGTACCATCTTGTAGCCGAGAGCCTTGCACATTTCAGCGACTTTCTCGGTGGTAATGGTTTTCTGGCTGAACCGCATGCCGATGGTCTGCTGAGATGCCAGGCCGATTCTCTTTGCCAGGACTGCCTGTGTGACTTTCTGAGTCCTCATAATGCTTTTAATTGCTTCTACTGTTTTCATAATTAATCTCCTTAAGTTATCCCTTGTACTCATACTATAGAAAAGTTATCCCTTGTTGTCAAGGGCTTTTTTTCTAGTCGATGTGGTGGAGGTACCTACCCCGGCCCGGATCCGGTCCTGGCATCCCCCGCCGGCCCTGTTCCGGTCCTGTTCCGGTTTCCGGGTATGTTTTCGGGCCTGTTTTCGTGTTTTCGCTTTCATGTTTTTACCCTGATCACATTTCAAGACATGCCGCCCCGGTGTTATTTCCTTTTATGCCTGGAATAATACCCGGGTATGTTTTCCAGCCCTGGAAATATTCATTGTTTTTAGCAGTCTTTAAAAGTGTACATAAAAAGACAATAAAACCGCATCATGTTATAACTTGTTATTTTCATTAAATAAGGGATTGAAAACAAGTTTTATCTTGTTATAATAAGGTAAACAAGATATCACTTGTTATAAGGAAGGGTAAAAGGAAATGAAAAGCGAATTAAAAAAAGCGATTGAATCAAAAGGTTTAAAAGTTTACGGTGAATTAATCGAAATCAATAGCGAATTATTCCCGTTACCATTAACGGAATGTAACGGTAAGATCGGCCGCGTTATGAATTCCAGCACGGCCCCGGGAACAAAAGAAAAAACGGCCGTAAATCCTAAAACGGGAGAAAATGTTTCTGTTATGGGAACGTGCCCGGCCGATTGCAAAGGATGCTACGCCCAGGCCGGCCGCTATCGTATGAATCGGAATATGTTCTTATTGATCATGCGCACGCGGTTTTTGCGGGAATATCCCGAAATATATGGCGCTATTCTTGCAATGCAATTGGACTTAGAAAAAGCGGAACAATTGAGAATTCACGCGGCCGGCGATTTTATCGAAAAAGAGGCCCGCATGTATTACGACATTTTAAAGGACCGGCCCAGCATCAAAACATGGACTTACACAAAACATGAAATAAAAGGCGATATCGCGTTATTAGATTCCCTGGAGAATGTGAACATTGTTAAAAGCATTATCCCCGGTTTCGGCTTCAACTATGGGCACGCGGATTATATTGCAAAAGTATATAAGGCATTAAAAAAGGCCGGGAAAAAGGTTTATATATGCCGGTGCGGCATTGACCCGGGACAGCATTGCGAAAACTGCAGCGGCTGCAGCAGTCATGAGTATGTTCTATTTATTGAACATTCTACCGGCTACAACGTGAAAAAAGACCCGAATTATAAAATGATTCATGATTTAATTGAAAGTCAAAAATAAGGACCACAAAAGGAAAAGAAAGGAATATAAAACCATGAAAACATATACAGAATTTTGCGAACTTGTGAACAGCTACAAAAAAGCATTTAAAAAATGCAATGTAAACGCCAATACTTTAAGTGATTTACAAAACAATTATGTTATTACGGAAACAATAACATATAAGGAAGGCCGCAAAGTTTCCAGCCGGGAAACAAAAGTTATTTCGACCGAATATTTCGGCAACGTATTAACAGCCGCGCTGTTCTTCAATGATCGAATTGAAAAAGCTTACACTATAGCGGGATATATACCCGTAAAATTAACGGCCGTATCACCTGACAAAAAAACGCGCGTTATTAGAGAATACACATATACATGTAAATAATGTGCAATGTTTCCAGGACCGGCCGCGGCCGGCCCTTATGTGATCAGGGAAAAAGAAAAAGGAAGGAAGAAAAGAAAATGAAAAAAAATAGCTTGGATTATTTGCTTTACGACTTAGATTTATCTGTATTGGATGCCGTCGACGTTTACAAAAAAGCATTGCAGCATTTCCAAGATAAACAATTCAGTTTTACAGAAAAGAATGATATCTATATTTACTTTGATTTATATACAAGTAAAGGAAATGAAAACAAAGCGCTTTATGATGCTATCTGTATAAATACAGGTGAATTCAATTATGATGCATTACCAAAAAAAGCCGCTATGTTGTTTACACTTGGATTATTTGAAAGGGCGTTTTTATATGACGGTCGTTAATATTGGCGCTTGCATTAATCTTGATACGCATATATTAATTGCCGGGGAAACAGGATCCGGAAAAAGTGTATGTATGAATGCGCTTATAAGTGAGATATACAAAAAAGGCCCGCCCGCCGAAATATACTTAATCGATTTAAAATATATTGAATTCTCAAAATATAAACAATTAAATATTCCAGTGTATACAGATATTGAAAGCGCCGCAATGATTATAAACAAGCTGTATCATAAAATGATTGAAAGATATAAACGCATGGCCGCGGGGGAATGCCTGGAAACATGGCCTATATATATTATTATTGACGAATACGCCGAAATAACAGCCCACGAAAACAAAAAGCTTGCAAAAAGAATTATTGAAAATATAAATAGCATTGCTCGTATGGGGCGTGCATGCGGCCGCGGTTTTCACTTAATAATTGCAACGCAATACCCTACAAAAAATATAGTTTCAATGCAGTTAAAAATGAATTGTCAAAAAATATGCCTGAAATGTAATAATGATATTGGATATCGCGTTATCCTGGATAAATCCGGCTACAATTTACGCGGCCGCGGCGATGCCGTATATATTGATAACTATGGGAATGAGACCCGGTTTCAAGTGATAGCAGCAACTAAAAAATACATTGATAGTTTCATTAATAAATGCATTGAATACAGCAAAAAGGACCGGCAATAAATGCCGGTTTTTTCTTTTTGTTTCCTGATCATTGTGAGAACATGCCGGCCGGCCGTATTCCTGGAAACAAAAAAGCACATGCATCATATAAGGCATTTTAAAGGCATATAAACACGTTTTACTATTTCCGTATATACTCAATCATTCAAAAGAAAAAAGCGCTTGTGAGCGCTTTTATTAACGTTATACGGCCGTTATCATATGCCGGTTATACTTTCAAATTATAACCGTATGCAATGCCATAATTCCGGCATGGTTTCCACCATGATCAGTTGTACTCAATCCGCAAACATTCAACCTTTTTTTGTACCCGTAACAGGTACATTTTCTGCCATGCTTTCATGTTCATTTTCTGACATGCTTACATGGTCATTTTCACCATGCATAATCGGTAATGAATCCGGCCGGGAATCATGCGATATCTGCATATTCCCATAGCGATTTTCAAGGGCCTTCTGATCAAAAAAAGCGCCACCTGCAGAGCCTTCCGAAGCCGCTGAAATGTCGACCTGATCGCGCATTCCGTAGTAGTTTTTAGCCCTAAAAATGTACACGACCGGCTGTATTTTCCCGGTCATCGCAAGTTCCGCATCCATGGCCGAAATCATGGACTTGGCATGTTTAATCATGTCAGAGACCAAGCGGCCCTTCCGATCAGTGCTTTCCCAGTCCCACAGAGTCTGCCTTGTAGTGCCGAGAGATAAAGCGAGTTTTTCAACAGTCGGGATTTCATTTGATTCATAGCAATGTTGAAAGAATTCATTCAGGCGTTCAGCAAATTCTTCATCACTTTCCGGGATTTCTTTTTTGTACCAATAGAGAACAGAACCGAGCGCCTTTTTCACAGCATCCTTGGGAGCGTCATTGATACCGAACTTGACCTGGTTTTTCAGATTTTTATAACCTTCCTTGTTCGCCATCTTCCTTCTCCCAATATCCCAGCCCATGCGCCAGGTTCAAAAATTCCCCATCATCGATTTCAGAGTGATGCCACCCATTGGTCTGGCACACCCGGAGCTTCGCCATTTTCAGAGTGATGGCACCCTCGGCCCAAGAATTGAGTGATGCCCGGTCCTTGTTGGAATAAAACTCCCCGCTGCGAAACCTTAACTCATTCCCATAGATATCCCTGATCATGAGTGATGCCACCTCCGTCTCTTCAGAGTGACGCCCCCATCCGCCAAGGTTCTTACAGAGTGATTGTACATCCCCTGCAAATTGTCTGCAAATCCATCCTGGATCCCATCGGAATCCGGAGTGATACATACCTTCCATTCTTCCATTCTCCTTTCCGTTTCATTCCCCGTTTCCGGAGTGATACCGCCCATCCTTCCATCATCCCCCAAAAACAGCGCATGCCCTTCTCGCTCGATTTCAGCCATTCTGAGAGTGATTCCGCCCCGGATGGACACTTTATCATCCAAATCCGTAATCCTTCTGTATCGGCTTAAAAACAGCCTTCTCGTCCATCTGAGTGATGACACCGCCCTGCAATCCGCAATTCTGAGTGATGACACCACCTCATTCATTCCGGATCACCTCGATCCGCACGAACACTCCCGGGACCCGCGACCAGTACTTCCCGATGTGTTCCTCGGCCACCTGGGCATCATCCCACCAGAATCCCAACTGTGTCATGCAGTCCTTCAGCATCTTGTCGAGGTTATCCGTATCCGGCTTTGTGGTCCTGGGTGTTCCGTCCTTCACCTTCCCGCTTTCCACAGCAGTACCACCGAAGCACCACTTCACCGTGAGTGACAGCGGGACTCCCCTTCCGAACAGCGGCGTCCTGAGCCCATGGCCGTCCTTCCTCTGCTGAGTGATCATACCACCCGCATAATCATGTACCGTTCCTTCCGTCTCCTTCCCTTTCCAGTACCGGCTGTCAGCACCTTCTGCTTTCCACTGCCTTTCGATCTTCTTCAGTGCCGTATTCAGCGCAGCCGTAAGCTCTGCCTTTGCTTCAGCAGTCCCGGGCTTATCGAACGTGACGACCCGGAACCTGGGTTTCTTCACTCCATTCACATGTGAGTATCCATTCGGGATCACTCTGTATCCCTTTTCCTGTGCGGTGCTGGTCGGTACTCTCCGCATCGGCATGAAGAACTGGATCCCATGAGTGATGATGCCGGGACAGAGCACTGGTTCCCGTTCCGGTTCATCTTCTTCACCAGTTCCACTCTCACTGTCATTCGCATCTTCATCCACATACTCATCCCCGGTGTTATTCGTCACCTCGAATCCATCCAGTGACACGACCTTTGCTCCCTGGTACTTTCTGCCTTCATACACACTGTCCGCTACAGTATCATCCGCATGATCTGCCGCATACACACTGCTTTCTTGCAGCAGCTCTTCCATGATTCTTTCCTGTTCCTCAAGAGTGATGTACACTCCCTCGCTCTTCATCGTCACCTTATTGCTGCCCATCAGTCAATTCATCATCCTTTCCGTCAGCTTCCACATCGTGTCATCAGAATCATCGGTGTCATCATCGCCATCCGCGTCAATTCCGAGAATCTTCTTCAGCTCCCGCATCTTCACCGGGTCCAGCCTTACCACCTGAGTGACGGCATCCGACTCCGATTCTGAGTCCTGCTCTTCATCCATCTGTCCTGCCATCTCCCTTGCTTCCGTCATCGACTCCTCGAAAGTCCTATCGGCTTCCTCATGGATCTTCTCCACTGTGTCCTCATCGAACTCCATCCCGGCCTCCCGTGCCAGCATGTCTGTCCTGATTTCCACAGCGAGGATGTCCTTCATGATCTCTTCCAACGTCTTCTGCTGTGACAGGAATGTCTTTGCGATCATGTCGAATGCCGTCCCTGCCACATCCATCGCCTTATGCATGGCATCCATTTTCCTTTCGAGTGATTCCACCTGCTGTTCGAGTGTCCGTACCTTGCTGTCCATCTCACTGTCCATATCCGCATTCACTCCTTTCGAGTGTCCTTTGATCTCATCCATGTTCTTTCCTTCCTGTTCATTTTTCATCTGTCGCCATCCACCACCATCCACCATTCCAGTGATGACCACCCATCTGTCCCGCATCTCACCTCTCACCCATTTTGACTCGGTCCGATTTTCCCATTTTTGATTCGATTCCATTTTTCTGATTTTTGATTTTGATTTTTCAAAAAAGTGGAAACCTTTGAGAGGGAGTCACTTGCAGGGTGGCGACCTACTGATACCACTACCACTATGGGGATAAACACGAACGCCAGTAAGGGCGTGTTTATTCCCCGTGGTGTGTGTGGTGTGTGCGTGTGTGTGCGTGACCCCTCTCAAGAACTATACCTTTAGGTATACTTGTGCAGACGGGGGTGGCTGTATATGTTGCACATGGTGTTGCCAAAGGGATGAAAAACATATGATTTACCTGTGGCATTTATATGTGCCAATGCTCTGCACATGGGTATGCATATGTCTGTATTCCCAATGGCAAACACCTTTTCAACGATCTGCACCGGGCTATCTGCTCAATCCTCATCCAGGAAATTGAATATATCCATCTGATCTCCTTCCTTGATTCTCCGTGACTCCGGCCTGTACTTCCGCAACATTTCCTGCCGCATCGGCTCGTACCGCAACCGCCATTCTCTCTCTCTCTCTCTCTCTCTCTCATAGGCTTCGTCAAACGGAAGAATGACATTCTGTGCTATATACACATCTTTTAGCCAATGCATGGATGCCTTATAACGATTCGGTTCATGCTCATATAGGTATTTCAAGTCACGGTCAACGTGTTTTGAGAATGGGCATGCCATGCACCCTGTTCTGTCAAAGCCGTACTTTGTGTAGGCTTCCGATAACGGCACATCGTATTTCTGAATGAACTGTTCTATGTCTTCATCTGTCCATTCAATGATTGGTGCTTTTTGAATCACTCCCTTTTTCACCCATGTACAAGGTTTACCGCCTTTTACAATTCGTCTTATGAGTGCAGCTTCCCTTGCTCCACCTTCTCCGGCACGGATTCCTAGGAAACATCCCTTCATGCCGTATTCTGAATTGAAGTTCTCAAATGGTTTCTTCTTCATCCATTCACAGCATTTTTCCGAAGGAACGATATCAAAGTCATCGTGAATCATGTGCATGTCCTTATCTGCGAGAACGTGCTTGGCTGAATAATGGTCACTGCCGTACTCGCCCCGTACTAGTAGTAGTAGTAGTGACTGCGACCGTTTCCCATAGTGCCATTGATGCAAGTCATGACTCCTTAACTTGGATTTCAGCGGTTTTCCTTTGTTCTTCAGCACCCAATCAAACGATTTCACAGGATGTATCGTTATGAGATTGGGATAATAGTTTCCCTTCACCCATTTCACGAAATCCAGGGTGACTCCTAACTCAATTCCTGTGTTTGAGAACACTGCCGGAATTCCATCTTTCGGAATCGTTAGAATGCCCTCGCACATTTTGATTAGTGCCAGAAGAACTGTGGAATCCTTACCACCGCTGAATGACACATAACACTTGCCCTCTGTTTCGTAATACAATTCCTCAATTCTGTGACAGGCATTAGTAATTTTTGTGTCAAGGTTATTCGTCATCTTCATCACCCTCATCTTCCAGGTAATAAATGACATAACTCCTGCCATTCTCACCGATCTCTTCCTTGACCCATTCACCTGCGATACCATCATCCATGGCTCTCTTGAGTGTCCGGTTGAATGATCTCAGCGGCATCTTCTTACCTTCCTTGCCCAGCCATTTCATGAGGTCATCCCTAAGCACCTCAAACCGTTTCTTTTCATTGTTCCAGTATTTCTTGTTCTCCCAGCAGCAGACCATGCCTGCATTGAAATCCAGGAGCTTCTGTTCTCTCTTGCTGATGTCTGAATCAGCGAACTGGGAATTCCTCAGCTTTCCTTCCTCATCCACTGTATGGACCGGATGGTCGAACCACAGATTCACCGGCTCGATATCCTTGAATTCCCTCAGCGTGGATTCCATGCGGAAGGCTCTTCTTGTGTCGCCATACGGTGCCTTCAATTCTGTGAGTGACAGGATGACATCGGCATCTCTGGCAGTGACTCCGCTTCCGCTGAATCGGTCCATGGCATCCTTGTTGGACTGTTTGCCTTTGCTGAAATGATGTACATATATCAGACTGGTGTGCAGCTCTTTCGTGATACGGTCCAGTCTCTTGGTGAATCTTGCGACATCCACAGCCTTGTTCTCGTCACCGTCATTGATCTTGTAAATAGGGTCTATAAACAGCGCACCGTAATCACTGTTCTTGAACTTCCGGCAGAGGTTATCCACAAACACATCAACGCTTTCAAATGAGACCCCCCTCAGATGCAGGATGTGGAAATTCTGTGTCTTTTCCTTCAGGTCCCATCCTTTTCTTCTGCAGATCTCTTCCAGTCTTTCGTTGAATGTCGGTTCCGGCAGTTCAAAGTTCAGATACAGGATCTTCTTCTGTGTGCATGGGAATCCAAGCCAGGGAATGCCGTTGCATATGCTCAGTGCAAGCTGAATCATGAGTGATGTTTTTCCGATCTTGGAAGCACCGCCTATCATCATCTTTCTGCCCTGTCTCAGTATTCCGCTGATCAGCTCCGGGTCCTGTGCCGGTCTGTTGTCCCAGTACTCACTGATGACTGTCGGGTCCGGCAGGCTGTTGGTTTCTTCTTCTACCCAGTCCGCCCAGGACTCATATGAATCCATTCCGAAATTGGTATCAATGAGGAACTGTTTGTGTCCTGCTCTGGTAACACCAGGCATTCTTGACAGTCTGCTGGGGTTCTTGTTCTGTGTGTCCAGTGTCAGACCATTCTTCTCGCATGTCTCATAGATGAAGTTGACTCGTTTGACATACTCATCCTTGGTCCGTGCATCTACTCTGATGACAGCGTGGATACTCTTTCCACCGGAATATACCAGTGCCACTACCGGGAGCATCAGCTTTCGGATGATGGCGATCTGCTTTCCGAGTTCCATGTCATCTGATTCGACCAGTGTATGCCGGAAGTCAACGACATTGGAGTTTTCCACACCGAGCCCGTTCAGAGGGTTGATCCTTATCCATGCACCGGCTTCCGGGTCACATGAACCGACAGCCTTGGATACATCGTTATACTTGTTCAGGTCATCAATGATCTCCTGGGCAGTCCTGTTGAATACACCTTTGTGGAACGGTGCCAGTTTGCCTTTGTTGTTTCTTTTTGAAGTGACTACATAGCCGACAATGTCAGATGGTTCATAGACTGTTTCAAGATATGTTCTGAGATCTGCTACCGGATCCCATTTGTCGTCATCCGGCTCGAAGAATTCCTCAATCTGCAGCAGGCCTTCATCCTTTACGATGAGATCGCTCTGTACTTCCTCGAAGTAGATATTCCCGAAGTATCCGGAATCATCCGTCTCCATCCTGGCTTTGTACTGCTTGCCGTTCTCTTCGAAATAATCGTTCTTCTGCTTTGATGGTCTTGCCCATCCGTTCTGTTCTGCCATGTGGACCAGTGTCCCGCCGGTAATGCCGGAACCATTGAAACCGAACCACTTTGACAGACATTCCTTCTTTGAGTATCTCTGTGGGTCAGTGGCACTCCATTCATCAAAGAGTGAGAATGATGCTCCCTCTGCCTTGAGTGCCATGCCCACATTGATCCATTCCGTATAATTGCAGGTACTGCATGGTATCCATTCCAGCAGTTCCTTGAAATTTAAATCAGCCATGTTACTTACCTGTGCTTCCTACGCCGCCAGTCCTTACAACAGTGACTTCATCCTCTTCTGCAAGGCCGTGTTTCACGATGACTCCCTGCATGTATTTCTGTCCTCTGTCGATATGGATGGAGTGATAGCTGTTGTTGTTTGTCAGCATCGCCTTGATCTCATTTCTGTAATCGGCATCAATGACACCGACCGTATTGGTTAGAACAAGACCATTGCTGCCGAGACTGGACCGGGGAAACAGCAGCAGTACATACCCCGGTTCCAGTTCCACCTTCACGCCTGTATCGAACAGTGCCTTTTCACCGCTTGCTATCGTGAAGGATTTCGGTGCGATGAAGTCATATCCGGCACTGAGCTTTGTCGATCTCCTGGGACGGATCGAATCGTCCTCTACAATAAATTTAGCTACTGCCATTTCTATCCCCTTTTCTGTCTCTGTATAATTCCGTCAGTCCTTTCAGCGTGTAGCGTACAAGGCATGCCGTGACAATGAATCCGCCTGCCCACATGACCGCAAATGCGATATGCATGAACAGGTCTGTGAGGATATCATTGTTCATCTTCATAGCGCGGAATGTATTCCGGCCTGTTGAGGACAAGGACCGCATTCCGGGAATGCACGATGATCTTCTGTGGTTTCCCTGTCTCACGGTCGTGGGTAAATATTGTGAAAACTCCGGACTGCATCCGGAAGTAATTCACTTCTACTTCTTTGTGCTCATATCCGAAGTCTATGATTGCCCTGCCAATCACGACAGGCTTGGCCGGTTTATTGTTCTGACTGTTTGAATAACTCTTAAACATTCTTCAATAACCTTTCATATATTTCTTTTGTTGACATGTGGTACTTCACAGCAAGCTCTGAAGGCCTGATGTGTCTTTTCTTGTAATCATTGGTTATCATCCGGGTCAGGACATCATCCGGTTCTTTCGGCGGCCTGTTTATTCGTTTCCATTCCTCCGAACATTCATAGCAGTACGGATGTTCTCCGTCTGCATAGAACTTGTAGGACTGACTGATGTCCCGTCCGCATTTATAACATTTCGTCATGGTCTGTATGTCTCCGGTCTGATGCCATACGGCACCATCCATCTGTTGTTTGCAATTCTTGTGATCATTTTGGATGCCTGTTCATTTGTCCATTCACCGACATGCACGAATCCTCTGCTCTCAAGGAACCGGATCTGTTTTGCTGTCGACAGATGCTTGTTGCGGCGTTCCATCACCTTGCTGATGATTGCGGATGCCTGTCCTCTGCTCGTCACCTGTTCACCATTGATGCCGAAATTTGCCAGCAGGTCTTTCTGCTTCTGAGTCGGTTCCAGCAATTCGAATCCGAATGACGGTTCATAATCTGACAAATCTTTGTCCATAATTGAGAAAGCATACTGCAGAGGGTCCACCAGCCCTCGTTTCTTGTGCCGTTGTTTCCGCAGTTCTGCCGCCAGGGCGTTCTCACGTTCCTGCAGGACATCCTTTTCGCACTCGGCAAGGAATTCCTCTGTCAGATCCTGTGGCTCTTCCTGGATGCGTTTAGCGGCCTTCTCAGCCACATCTCCGTCTGTGGTGAAGAGTGATGCCGGTCTGCACAGATCGTGCTTTGCAGTCATCCACAGGAAGTCCAGGATTAGGCAGTAATCCTTGTCGTCATACAGCCGGGTCCCTCTTCCGATCATCTGTGAATACAGGCTTCGCACTTTCGTAGGGCGAAGACATACGATACAATCGACAATAGGACAGTCCCACCCTTCTGTCAGAAGCATGGAATTGCAGAGGACCTGATACTTACCGTTCGCAAAATCGTTCAGTATCTCGTCTCTGTCGGGTGATTGTCCATTTACTTCTGCTGCCCGTAAACCTCGCACGTTTAACAGGTGGCAGAATTTTTTTGATGTTTCGATCAGCGGAAGGAATACCACTGTATGCCGATCTTTGCAGATGTTTGCCATCTCATCAGCGATCTGTTCAAGATACGGGTCCAGAGCATGGCCGAGATCTCCTGCAGCATAATCCCCTTCCGACATCTTCACGTTGCTGATGTCGATGTTCAGCGGAATCGTCATTGCTCTCAGTGGTGACAGGTATCCGTCCTTGATTGCCTGCGGCAGTGAATATTCATAAGCCATGGAATCAAAATATTTGCCCAGGCTTTTCTTATCTGATCTGTCTGCTGTGGCAGTCACTCCCAGTACTTTCGTATCCGGGAAATGACTCATGATTTTCTGATATCCATCCGACATGATGTGGTGCGCTTCATCAACGATGATGGTGTCGAAATAATCAGATGGATATGCATCAAGTCTTTTTCCATTTGTCAGCGTCTGCATGGAAGCCACAACAACCGGCTCCCCTACAGCACTTGATTCAGCCTTCTCCAATGCACACTTGACTCCGGTAAAGCGTTCCATTTTATCGATTGCCTGCTGCAGAAGCTCTCCCCTGTGAGCGAGGATCATGATGCGTTCACCTTTTCTGTGCAGCTCGCTTGCAATGCTGGAAAACACTACAGTCTTACCGGTGCCGGTGGCCTGGACGAGGAGAGTTTTCTTTCTCCCCTCGCCCCACTCTGTAAAGACCGAATCAATAGCTTTCTTCTGATACGGCCGTAATGTCATTAGCTGTCCACCTTGGCCACTTTCAGCAATTCGCGTTTAACATAATCGATTTCTTCATGTGCTTTAGTTACAGCATCCTCTATCAAATCAGGGTTATGCCAACGGAAATGCTTAATCTGTTCCTGTCCGTCTTTTTTCTCGAACAGCATGATGACATCAACCTTCTTCTCATCTTTTTGAGTCAGCCAGTAGTCATCAAGGATTTCAATTAATCGACAGTATTCAGCACGGGTCCAATAACGCTTTTTCCCAGCCATTACAGAAGTCCACCGTATTTATTTGCAGTTGTCTGCGGCTGAGGGATTCCGACAGACGGCTTGTTCATTGTGGAAGTAACCTTTGACGGATAAATATATCTGTCGACATTGTTGTATGTGTTGCCGTTCTGCGTCGAGTTCTTGATCTTGCAGACACCAGTCCTGCCCGGCATTGCATCCCACTTCATCTGCAGGTTCTGTTCATCTTCCGGCATGAGTCCAAGACACTTGTGGACTGCTCCGATTCTCCAGGCGACTGACTGGTGCATGAAGAAGCGGTCACGGACCTGTGCGATGCCTTTCGGTGTTTCGATTGACATGAATATTTCAACAGTGCGGCAGCCATCCGGGATGGTGCTCGGCTTTGTTCTTGACGGATTGGACTGATAGGTGCCGTATTCGACACGGTCGACTGTGAAGTAGTAATTGCCCGGTTCCAGGACCACAAAGTCATTGTCCGGGACGCTGATGGTAGCGTTGAAATCAAAAGTGCCGTCTGCATTAAACATTGTCATTTTCTTTTACCTCTTTCTTTCTTAACCTAACGGGTCTCTCTGTGCGACGATTTTTGAATACAGTGAATCGATATTTTCATTCAGATAATTCAGCAGGTCATTGTCATACTGGCTGATGGGTGTGTCAGCGGACACGATACCGGCATTTCCTACGAACTGCTGGACTTCTTTTTCTTCAATACCCTTGTACTTCATGTTCTGAAGCAGGATATCCAGCGGTGTGTTCTGCGATGCGAGGTCCTCTTTCGGTGTTTCAAAGATATGTCCCTTCTCTTCATTGATGTCTACAGGGGCTTTATAAGCTGTTACAGCAGGCTGTTCCGGTGTCGGCTGAGAACCATCAATGATGTGAGCAATCGCGCTGTAATTGAATGGAATCATGTCAGGGAGACCGAATCTGTTCTTGGCATCCCATGCAGGATTGTGGTTCGTGTATATCACACGTTCACCGCCCTGTCCTTTTGCCTTTCCGTTCTGGTCCTTTACGATGCGTGTCTTGTAATTGCAGAAGAGAAGCATGTCTGCCCATTCCTTCAGAAGCGGACTGTCCTTCTTCAGAAGCTTCAGCTCATAGCGGTCATACTGTCCGAATCCGTCCGGCTCATAGAATGTCTTGACCGTTGCATGTGCTGTGATGACCACATTCACACCGGCGGCGATGACCTGATCACACAGGTTCAGCATGTTGTGGAATTCTGTCTCCAGGAACACATATCCCTTGCCGTATCCGAATGCTTCAATGTTGTCGACCGTCTTGCCGTCCGCATATGCCGTCAGCACATACTTTGCGGCAAGCTTTTCTGCCCAGTCTGCAGTGTCAATGACCAGTGTCCTGCATACTTCCGGGTGGGATGCCACATAGCTGATTTCCTGCATGAGATCTTCCCATGTCTGCGGAGAAGGAAGTCTTCTGACATTCATGTGCTTTGTACTTCCCTCTGTATCGATGTAAAGTGGAAGTGGGAACTGACTCGCCAAAGTTGATTTCCCAATACCCTCACTGCCATAAATCACGACTTTAATGGCGGTGGGGATTTTTCCTGTTGTGATTTCAAATGTCGCCATTTAAATACCTCTCAATCTTTTTACTTTCATAAGGTTTTCGTACTCTCTAATCCGCTTGTTCAGCATGAGTACCATGTTTGTCATCTCATCATTGATCTCGGCAAGCTGCTGGATCTTCAGTTCATTCAGTTCCAGTTCATGTGCTGCCAGTTCCATGAGAGCCGCCATCCGTTCTGCTTCCCTGTGCAATGCTGATGGCTCCGGGTCATACCCGTCTTTCAATTCATCAATCAATTCCCTTAATTTCATTACGCTCCTTTCTATTCGCCTGCCGCCCGGAATATCACGACCATTGATGGGAACGGCGCATTCCATTTGCTGTTGCTGAACTTGATCCGTCCCTTGATGAATCTGATCTCCGACCGATGCAGTATGTAGTCATGGAAATATTTGGTGTCTGTCCGTGCCGGAATCAGCATGACCACTACAGTGTGTGGCTTAAGCGATTCCTCATATCCCTTCTTAACCCAGTCGGATATCCGGGAATATGGCGGATTACAGAACACCGTATGCCCCCCCATGAAGGGATCAGCCCATCCTGGGTCTTCGTGTAATATTGCTGGCACTTGTGGTTCTCTTCTGAAGAACATGGATCCAGAGTGAAGTGGAATTCAGCATCCAGTTTTTCATACAGATCTTCCGGTGTTTCCCAGTCATCTGAGTTATTGCTGAACAGTACTTCCGTCTTCATTTCTTCTTCTCCTGTATTTTCAGACTCAGCTTTGCTGCTGTTCTGATTGCTGTGTTCAGCTCTGTCTGTCCCTTGACTGTGCCACCATATTTCATGTTGATCACACCGTGTTCCGGTCTTGTGACCAGTACCAGGTTGTCCAGTGAACAGTTATGGCTGTCACCGTCCTTGAATGTAATGACCATTCCTTTCGGAACCGGACCGTGAGCCTGTTCCCACACATATCTGTGGAGAAGCATCCAGCAGTCCTTTGTGTGACCTTCCTTGGTCTTGATGTACATGTACTCGCCCCTGTCGCTGATATAGCCTGCAGGTTTCTCATTGCACGGGCTGTGCCCTTTGGTCCAGCATCCGGCATTTATTCTCCCTGGGAACCTCTTTCCGGCATTTGATGGATGATGGTTTTTGTGCCATCTAGTGTCATATCCGGATGGGGTTTTGTGGTTCTTTTTCCATCCTCTGATCTGTCTTGTTGTCAGATTCAGCCCGGTGTGTTCATTGAATATCCTTGTGATCTCTTCTGATGATTTCCCCGGAATGATTGATGCAAGATATTCAGCCTGTTTATCAGTCATCAGCAGGTTGTGTCTCATATTGGGTTTGTACGGCAGAGAGTATCTGTAAGCCGCTCCCTTTACCTGTTCATAGGTAAGGCTGAAACCCTCGCTGTTGACCTTGTCCCTGAGCTCTGTCAGTTTGAGATCCGGGCTGGCATATCTGCGAAGAAGCACTACCGCTTCCGGGAATTTCGGATCAAGACTTCTTGGCATCCTTGACCGTCTCCAGCATCGGCGGCAGTTCAATTGCCTTCCGGTTTACTCCACCATACTCGACCTGCAGCTTGGTAGCATCCAGGGCAAGCTTGGCATTCTCGATGACCTTTCCTGCCACATCACTGATTGCCTTGGCTCTGTTGATCTCATTGCTCAGTGCATCTTCCTTGAGCTCTTCGTCGCCGAGTCTTTCCAGTTCAGCGAACAGGTGGTCATTTAAATCTGTGATTTTATTTTTCATGTCCTTTCCTACTTTTTCCCCATTTCGTGATCATGAACTGCCTTGTCATATCTCTTTGTTCATCAGAGAGCGATTCGTCATATACATCTTCGAGGCAGTTCCGAAACTCTTCATAACCATAGATACTGCACTCGTCGCCACTCATGGGAGATACGCAGTACCCGTCGTTGTTGAACGGACACAGCCAGTTATTGCAGGTCATTACCGTATAGCCCTGCCGTTCCATGTCCTGCATCCGTTCTTTTTCTTCCGGATACAAGTGCATTGGTTCGATCATGGCTCTTTCCTCTCTGCCCACTCTGTATTTTCTTTATCCCAATTCATTACAAGATTTCCAACGCTTCTGCGCTTTCAGCGTATCCGTCACGATTCCATTCACGAATTGTAGTAAGAATGTATTGGACAGGAATTGCATCCATTGTCGGCGGCATTTCATCACTATATGCAACTTTGTATTTAGACAGATTCCCATCGGAATCATAATGGTCAGCCCATCTGATCTCATCCGCATCAATCAGTCTCATTGTCTTTCCTTTCTGCCCTGTATAATCTGCCGTTTATGATTGCATTAAGTAATGTTCTGTACTGCAATGATATAAGCACCGACCTGTGCGTTGTTTTGCCGTTCCACTTGTACCAAAGGCTTTCACACTGGTCGAATTCGCTTACAGTGTTAATCCGCTCACCTTGCTTATACTTTGCCTTGCTCATTCTTCTTTCCTTTCTGCTCAACAGCACCAGTCTGTTTCATCTGTTGCAATAGCGATGTCTATGTGCTTGAAGCATAACCAGTTCGCTATATTGTCAATCATTCTTCTGTATCCTCATATATTTTTCCGAAATTCTCTGCAAGCCATCTCACGAAATCCTCAAATTCTTCGT